TCTCGTCTACAAGCCTCTGCCTGTCGTACAGATGGGTCAGATAGATGAGAAATTCCGGCTGGTTTTAGCCAGTACCGGTTTCGAGCTTAATCCAACAATCTTGTGGGATGCGATACCATTTTCTTTTGTCGTTGACTGGTTTGTCAACGTCGGAGAGTTTTTGGATCAGTATCAGCACGAGGCATTGGAACTTCCAATTCTTGTTTTGCAAACTTTTATGCAATACAAGGAGAGAATTCAAACTAACAGTTGGAGACACCATAAGGCTGATGCAAATCAGCGCATATTACCATCTGTTACGGCGGGATGTTGGTCCACGGAGTCAACTTTTTATCGACTGCCGTACAACCCAGATCTGGCTACTTTCGCCAGCTTAAAGGTTAAATGGCCAACCCTGAACCAGGCGGTCTTAGGACTTAGCTTGGGTACTGTGCTAAGCGCGGGGACGATCAATACCTATGCTAGACAACTAGCGGGTAGCAAGTACTCGTCAGCGATGACGATGACTACGCAGGTCTCTCGGCTTGCTCGTTACTTTGAATCCTTGTATCCCAAAGGGATATGAGACCAAATATGGGCAAGAAGCACGCAATGTTCCTGATTTTCTGTCAGGAATCTCATTCGTGGTGACACGATAAACGCGCGTCCCCCTTCGGGGGGGCCACTTAACAACCCTCTTTTGAGGGAGGAGCTACTTGAATGGCTTTAGGCACATCCATCTCACTTTCCAAAGACACTGCTACCGATGTTGACACGAACCTTTCGGTTTATGCAAATCGGTTTGTTGACAGTGATCACTCGGAGTATGCTGTTGCAGGGATTACTCCCCCTGCGGCCAAGGAATTGGTCGTAGGGCATATTACCGGGAAAGGAGGGGAAGAACGCCATAAGTTTCAATCACTCCGTACGGAGGTTGATGCTTTTGGCGTTGCGGCGACGTTGCAGGTAACTGTGACGATTGTTCGCCCTCCCAGTCCAGCATTGACGAACGCCATTGTGAAGGAGGAAGTCAACAAAGTTGTTGATTTTCTCATTGAAGGTGGTACAAACGCCAACGTCGATGCCCTCCTGAATGGCGAGATGTAAAGTCTCGACCCAGGATGTTTAACGCATCGTTGCTGACTGTTAGTAGTTAGAGATGGTGGGGAAGACTCCCTTGCTTAAGCCCATTTTATGGTATGCTTCTTGGAGGTGTCCATGATTACTCACGGTAGCCTGAAAAGCCTTCTCTCCTTGTGGGAGAACCTGGCGCTTAACCAACGTTACAACTCGCTTGTAAGTTTCGAAGATATTGAAACTTTTCAAAGACGAGCACTTGAAGAGGGTTTGCCCTTCTTGATGCAAGCCTTGCCCACTATAGGGAAGGCTCTGGACTACACCTTTGCCACTGGCAAATGGATACCACCCGCGGGATTCAAGACAAGGCAAGTTGAAATATTACTTGCCGACTCGACAGTCCTGCGGTACACCTTGTCCCCTGAGTGGGGTAAGGCTGAGGTATTTTGTGCGCATATCCCCATCTTTTTGGGAAATGCCGTCCATCGTGCGTTGAGAGGCGAATCGATAGCCGTAGACTGTGTGCGTCAGCTAACGTACATATTCTATAAATATGAGGTCAGGCATGAAGAACACACGGTCGAGGAGTTCTTGCAAAAGTTTAAAACTACCGATGCAAGTCTCCCTACTTTTGAAGGTGTTTGGTGCACTCCGCCACGCATGGAGATTGAGTACGAAACTGTACCCGATCTTGTGCAATATGTTTTTCCCGAAGGGGAAGTAACATAGGTGGAGTCAAATCCATTAAACCATCTTCTCAAGGAGATGAGGGCTCTGATTGCGCGCGTTCTCTGTAATGAGGATCCGCGCATCATCCTTCCGTCTCATGGAGGCGGTTCAACCGCCTGCAAGACCGAAAATAGGGATAAGTATCACAAGCTAAGGTATTACCCAAAACTTGACGACATATATCCCTACGATGATCTCTTCTTCTACTCTGCCACTCATCTGATCGACGAGTGGGACAAGTTGGAGAAGTCAATCGTGTCAAATCCCCAAGCACGGGTTTGTCTCGTGCCTAAGGACTCTAGAGGACCGCGGATTATCTCGTGTGAGCCCTGTGAGCTTATGTTTGCTCAGCAGGGTATCATGAACTTGATGTATCGGATCCTCGAGACCCATCACTTAACCGCTGGTCAGATTAATTTTACTGATCAGTCGATCAATCGGGAGTTGGCTCGCTCGGCCAGTATGACCGGGGAGTATTCGACAATCGATCTTTCTGACGCATCCGATAGGGTGTCCCTACGACTGGTGGAACTTGTATTCCCTCCAGTTTGGGTCGAGTGTTTTAAAGCGTGTCGTTCTGACACTACACTCTTGCCAGATGGTACAGTGGTGAAGCTGCAGAAGTTCGCCCCAATGGGCAGTTCCTGCTGCTTTCCTGTTGAAGCGCTGGTCTTTTGGGCCTGCGCGGAGGCTTCGACAAAGTACATACCTGGTTTTAAATCCAGGAGTGTCTTTGTCTATGGCGATGACATCATCATCCGCACCGAAATGTTCGATGCGGTGATAGAAGGATTAACATCCGTTGGCCTTCTGGTCAATGAAAATAAATCCTACAGAGGAGGACCCTTTAGAGAATCTTGCGGGGGCGACTATCATATTGGTTATGATGTTACCCCCGTTCGGCTCAAAAAGCCTCTGTTGTCACATGGAACTGGAATCGTTGAAGCTGCTGATTTAGCGAATCTTTTTATCGCTAAATTTGGTTATCACACGGTCCACCGCGTTATTGATACAATTCAAGAAGCGATTGGATATGTGTTCCCAAGAACGCTACGCGTGCTTCCTTGCACTCTACGTAGCACCCCAACAGCGTCTAACGACTACTTTTTCGCGAAGAGGTGGAATTACCACTACCAGCGAATAGAGTATCGCGTGCGAAGTCATCACGTGCCTGTAAAAACATGGCACCCCCCGAATTGGGGGGAGCTCCATAGAATGGAGCTTACTAAACACGCTCGCAGGGAAAAGTCCAACCCACTACTACGTCCTCATGAAGATGAGGAAGAGATTGTGAGTCGGTATGAGCACCAAAGTAAAATATTGGATGCCAAACTCAACCCTGGCTTGGAGCTCCCCGTGAGAGGATTCACCGTTGGCGTACTCGTGTGTTTTCTCGGCGGTTGCGCGTCGACGCACACGGCGAAACCCAGTCAAGGAACAGGAGATGCGTCCATGAGGCTCGGCAACTTCTCAGTGAGCCTTGCCGTCAAGAACCTGGACGCGTCCCGCGCGTTCTACGAGAAGCTCGGCTTCCAGGCGATCGGCGGCAATCCGGCGAAGAACTGGTTGATCCTGCA